GGTTCCTCTATTAACCAGCCCTAGCAAATGTTTTATGCAACGCTTTTCTTGCGGTGGTGACGGCTCTGGCTGCGTCAGATTTTCGAATAAATCTCCCAAGATAGTACCTCTTATAGTTGGCCATTATGTGCGCCTCGTAAAACTTTTCCTTCCTCTTATAGACACCCTTTATATTGGACTTGGTTTTCTCTCTGCGCTTGGAGTTCCACCTGTTCTCCATCTGCGTGGCTACCCTGAGATTGCTTAACCTATTGTCGGCAAACTTGCAGTTTATGTGGTCAACCTGCTCTGGCCAGTACCCGTGGTGGTACGCCCAGACAATCCTGTGGGCAAAGTAAGGCTTCTTAAATATAGCAATTTTGCGATAACCGCGAGGGGTTATGTGACCGGCAACCCTATTTGCGTACCTGCGGTTCCACATGACGTAGGCAGAATACTTGGCGAAAGCCTCAATGGGTCGAGGCTTCCACACAAGTCGTCCGCGCCTGTAATCAAACAGGGCTTTCAGTTGTTGCTGGCTTAGAATGGGATGTCGTCCTCTAAGGCTTGCTGCTTCGGCTCTGCCTTTGGTTTCGGCAGTTCCACCTTGAGGCTCATAAACTTCTGCCCAGATTTGCCTGTCTTAATCCACGCGGCCAACTGGTACTCAGTCCCGTCCACGTTTAACTTGCCTTTGTAGGCTGGAGCCTTCTCGTTATCCGACTCGTTCTTAAACAACACACCGCTATTTGTATTATCGTATTCCATTTACTTCTCCTATTTGGCCGCTAAATATAAACCCACATTGCCAAGGCTATAACCTAAGAAAGCCACGCCAAGACCCACCTTACCCTCTAGTAGCAACTGCACCGCTACCACAAGGTATACAACACCGATACCGGCTATTAACCACGCCGCCACTCTGTCCACCCCGCGAAGATAATAACGCCAAGCATACATAGCACGAAAAACGCCGCGTCCTGCGCGTAAAAGTGAGCAGCTATAAGCCCGTCTCTCATTCGTCTTCCTCCGTATTATTCAAAAGCTGGTACTTGATTACCTCTAAGACCCCGACTACCGAGGCTAGAGGGAGTGCCTCGTCAAACTTGCCCAGAACCCCAATAATCTCCTGATACAGGGCTTCTATCATCACCTGCTGACTCAACCTCTCATCTCCTGCGCCAAGCTCTTAAATCCCCAATCCTCTGCCATCCTCGCGCATCGCAACATCTCCTCCTCGCGCACGATTTCCGAAAACCTCTGCAACTGTGTTCTAGAGTCTTCGTGAAAGTTAAATAACAACTCCCCTTCCTTCAAGAACAATCCCGCCTCTACCGCCAAATCGTCAATCGTCACACTCGGCCTCCACTTCTGCTAGAAACGCTTTAATCTTCTCTAACATCTCGTCTATCTCCTTTTGCTCTGGCTCGAACCGCACGATGAACAGCATCTTGCTTACCGGCAGTCGGGAGTCAAAGCTCACAAAGTCGCACCATTTCCTACCCGTACACGCAAGTTGGAGCATCATCTGATTTTTATATTTGGTCGGAACCTTGCCCGCCTTTCTGTATTGCAGGTGCGTGGCCGTGTTCGGGTTCTTAATCTCTACCAGACCATCATCCCCCACCAAGCCGTCAGGAGAGGCTCCTAGCCACTTTATCGTTGGGTGTGGGACGAACCCTACTTGGTCTACGAAAACCCCGCTATGGGCTTCGTAGGCAGCGCGTGCGACGGGTTCCTGCTCAACTCCACGAAGCATGGCCGCGTTGGGCGCAAAACCCGCCTGTTGGGTCTTGGTAAGTCTTTCTGCTACGAGCTGCCAGAGGTAGTTCTTACGGGTCTCTGTGTCCTTGCCCGCTAGGGCATCGCTAACCCTGCTCGCGGTGCAAAACCCCAGCCTCGCTTCCAGCCATTCCTGTGAACCTTGGACTATTTCTTTGTAATCGGTCATACAGCCTCCTCTTGGCTATGTGTAATTCTGCCTCTAACCTATCCGTACTCATCCGTAATCTTTGGGCTACATTGTGGCTCAAGTTGTACGGGTACTGGATATACCTTGCCTTCAAAACCCTGCGGCTTATATCGGGTAAAACCCTAACCGCGTCTTCTACTTCCTGCCCGTCCAGCATATCGGGTTCTATCCTTGGCTCCTCGCCCTCAAAGACATCCTCGGACTCGTAGTTCCCCTCCGCGCTGGCGCATTGGGTACGGTGTTCAGGGCCAACATGACCCCACGCACAATAGAACGCCCAGTTCTTTAGTCTTTCTTCCGAAACCATAGTTCGTATAACTCCGGCCTGTTTGCTTTAATCCAAGGTTGGGCAGATTGTATAAGTTCTTTGGCATTAAATCCACACGTTTGAGAACCGACGTGGTGGACATAAGCCCTGCTGATGGCGTGCTGGAAGCCCTTCTTCTGGATGTCCAGACATTGCACGTCGTCCGAGTACCAGTTGATAGGCGGGAAGTCCACCCATGCATCCTTGGATATGTAACTACAAATCGGGGCTATAACATCGGTAATGTTAATAAGGTTCTCGGTCTCGTACCTGAACCACTCCATTTTTCCCTGACCTAGCCGGATATTCTGCAATCCTCGGGCATAATCAGACCTAGCGGATGCCCATCCGAGGGGGATGCTTTTGTCTTGCAAAAACGCAACGTCCTCGCCAAGCAGCTTCCAGGTGGTAGGGTTGAACACAATATCGTCGTTACAGACCACAACCTCGTCCACCTCCTCGAACGCCCGCTTGACCACGGCGTTATAAGCGTCGCCAAAGTTAGTAGCGTCGTTGGGCAGGTTCACAGTCCTGTGGCGCGGGAAGATAATGTCGCTACCGGCTAGGAATACCGTCACATCCTGCGGGACGTAGAAGGTCACGGAGGCGGCTAGTACGGGAAGGCACTTCCCCTCAGTTGTTGCTATCGCTATTGCTTTCATTCAGTTCCTTGTTTACGTCGTCAAGCAGGTCTTGTTCTGTAAATCCGTAGTGCTTTGGGAAGCCTTTGGTTCCGAGTCCGTGAACTCCAGTTTTACCTCTGTGGTGTTCTGGGCATAGTGGTATTGCAAGGTAGTGCGAACTCCTGCCCCACCCTTGACCGGCCCGCAGATGATGTATTTCAGACGGGCTATCAAAGTACCCAATTCTTCGGCAGACCATGCATCCGAGGGCTGCAACACGAGACAAATGGTTTTTTTCATCTTTTGTCACCTAGCCCCCTTGTGTTATCACTAAACTTTACGTCGTGTTCGAGCGCCCACTTTATGACCTTCTCCGTGTACTCCGAGAACGTCGCCTGGTTTAACTCGCTAGTGCTAGGTTCTAGCATCTTTATGCTTCCGTCTGGCAACTCCACCATCCGTTCAGGAAGAAACAAGGCGCGTAGATATTCGTGCCAGATACTAGGTTCGTAGGATTTACCTGGAACTACTTGCTCGGATATATCACCCAAAACCGCCCAGTAGTACCTGTTGCTGTCAAGACTGCGTTTAGGTGGACGGACTTCTAGGATATGCCCGTCAGGTGCGTTATCCACCATCTCACGGGCTAAGTTCCTGTTGTGCTGGGAGAGAATCACGCGGACTTAAGCGCGGCTCTCATAACCGCAACCTTAAAGTGTGGAAAGGACTCGAACTGGCTAGGGTCTAAACCTAACTCTTTACCCTTGAGTTCTATGCCCGTAGCCGTCTCGTGCCAAGGCTTCTCGTTGACTACGTTTGGCAGGGTAACCTCGTGGATGTCGTCCCAACGCTCCCCACGCAACCAGGTTGCAGGGTAGGGTATGAACGCCCCGCCTGACTTCATCCAAGACTCGGTCTTGCAAGCGGCTGTGATGGCAGTTAACAAATTTGTTAACTCTGGCCGTATATCTTTGGTCTGCAACCACGCTTTTCTAGCGTCGGCCTTGGCTACTTTTTTTGGGTATAGCGCCCAGAAGGTGTTGAAATCATCCAAGATATTTTCTCCTCATAATGTCTATGACTTCCCTCAAAGTCATTTCTGGCGATTCGTGCCAGACTCCATTTTCCCTATATTGTCTAACAATTGTCAAACCCATATCTATATCCCCGTCGCTTTCGTGCGACGTAAGCATTAGCACACAGGTCTTGGTTTCGCTCTGGATGGCATCGCAGAGTCGCTCTAGGCAGAGCTTCTGCCCAAACGGGACTTGGGCATTTTTATACTTTGCCTCTACGATTATGAACAGTCGGTTAGAGAACTCTAGGATTGCGTCTATATCTGTCGGAGATATTGCTCCCCATCTCAGACCTGAGAAGTCCTTTAGCTGACTACCGTACTCTCTGTTTCTATACATAATCCTCCCTTACTATGTATATATCTGCACTTTTGGTGGACGGACTTAGCCTTAGCCTATCCGTC